TGGTGGTAATGCTTCTAGGTCACAAACAAGTAAGTATATGAATCCTAACACTATATGGAATAGTTCAACTCAACGCTATCAAATGCTAGATTTAGGAAAATATCAAGGTATATCAGTAAGTAAGTTGAATAAGATACTTAAAGGTAAAGGCACTTTATCTGGACAAGGTAAAGCTTTTGCAGACGGTTGTAAGAAGTACAATGTAAATGAAATTTACTTTAATCGCTCACGCTTTCTTAGAGAGTGGATATGGCCGTAGTAACTTTGCTAGTGGACGTTATGGTATCTACAACTACTTTGGTATTGCAGCTTACGACAACAACCCTAACGCTTCTATAGCATACGCTAGACGTCAAGGGTGGACGAGTCCACGTAATGGTATTATAGGTGGCGCTAAGTTCGTTAGAAAACAATTCTTCAACAAAGGTAAGAATACCTTATATAGAATGCGTTGGAACCCTAAAAACCCTGGTTACATGCAATACGCTACTGCGATTGAATGGTGTAACTTCCAAGCTACAACTATTAGTAGCTTATACAAAAAAGTAGGATTAAAAGGTATGTACTACATTAGAGATAAATATAGATAACAAGGCTATTCACTGTGAGTGGGTAGCCTTTAATAACTAGAAAAGGTGGTTTCTAATGCTAATAAATGTACTTAATTTAAATGACTCACAAGACGGCAATCGCATTAAACAAGGTGACTTATCGCACATGCGATACATCTTGTCTGACACTAACAACGATGATTTAAAACTAGATGGATTACCTGCAAAAGTTTTTCTCACTGACAGTACAGGTGTCAAATATATCTACGACACTACAGTTAGGCAATATGACAATGCCTATGTGTGCGATGTTGTAATCAATCAGATTATTCCTGCAAACACGTATTCATTAGAAATATGGGTGGATAACAAGTATGTATTCCCGTCTGACAATAAAGCGAAAATTCAAGTGACAGAGAGTGTGATTGGTAGACAATTAATCAACACACAAAACCATGATTTATGGCAAGAAATGATTGAATACGGTGTAAAAAACGGATTAATTAAGAATCAAACTGAAAGCGAAGAAAATTTTGTTATTGGAGAGAACGCCCCTAATGACACAACTAAAATTTGGATTGATACTACTGGAGGTAATGAATAATGAAAGCTATACCTAAAATTTTCGACAAAGAAAAAGGGCAATGGATTGAACTAATGGCTAAACCTATCGCCGAAGAAGTAGTTAAGATAATGAAAGAGGATTGGTTATCTAATAAGAAAACAATTGACTATTGGTTATTACAATATACAGAGGGTGTAGTTGAGCCTATACAAGTTGCTATATTTACTGACGGCAATGAAGTCGATGAAATCTTAAAAAGTAACTTAGAATGGATGTTTAATGGTTATGTATCTAATCTAGAAAACAAAAAGCTCTTTAATTTACAAGATTTTATAAACTATTGTTACAGCACTAAAACAGAGTTGCCTAAACAGTTCAAAGTCAACGCTATTGTAAAATTCGATAGTTTAGACGAACCTATTAAATTACAAGAGATAGATAATATCACGACTAATCCTGATGTTTTAGGCATATTAGATGAAACTTCTGAAGGATCTATAGAGGTTAAATATATCTATAATGACCATTCTATCGAAGATAAAAAGTTAATAAAAGAGAATAAATAAAATCGAGTCAACGCAATGCGTTGGCTTTTTAATTTATCTAAAAGGAGATATGAGTATGAAAACAGATGTAGGTTCAATTGTAAGAACAATCGTATTTATTTTAGCTTGGGTTAACCAATTTTTAGCTACTAAAAACATTTCGCCTATTCCAGTAGATGAAGTGACTATCAGCTCTATTATCACTGGTGCAGTGTCTTTATGGACTTGGTGGAAAAATAATAACTTCTCTCACGCAGCGCAAAAAGGACAACAAAAGTTACATGAAGTTAAAGCTGGAACAGAAAACACAAATGGCAAAGCGCCAATTGGAGGTAACGATTAATGACAAACAAAACGAGAAGTCAAGCACATGCCTATTTAGACAGGTTGAAAGGTTATTGGTGGGATTTCGACGGTGTTTATGGCGCACAATGTTTCGATTTAGCCAATCAATATTGGTACTACGTAACAGGTCGTACTTTGAGTGGTATGTACGCTAAAGATATACCTTTTGTCAATGATTTTAATGGATACGCGAATGTTGTAAAAAATTATAATTCTTACATTCCTAAAAAAGGTACTTTAGTTGTTTTTCCTTACGAGTATGGTAATGGATGTGGTCACGTTGCTATTATAGAAAGTGCTACTCAAAATTATTTCTATAGTTTGGATCAAAATTGGTATGGTGGTGCAAGAAATAATCCGCCAGAGGTCGCTCAAACAATATACCACGAATATCACCCTGATATGTATTTTGTAGAACCTCTGTACTCTAAAGAAACAAAGGTAAGTAAAATTAAAGCAAAAACAACTAAACCTAAACCTGTGAAAAAAGTTAAAAAAAGAAAAGTGATGATCGTTGCTGGTCATGGGTATAATGATCCTGGTGCTATTGGTAACGGTTATAACGAACGTGATTTTATAAGAAAAAACATTGTTGATAATGTATCAAAATATTTGAAAGACGCAGGTCATACTGTTGGTATATATGGAAAAAAACAAGATATGTATCAAGATACAGCTTACGGAGTGAGAGTAGGTAATCACAGAGATTATGGCTTATATTGGGTAAAATCTCAAGGGTATGATACCGTTATTGAATTTCATTTAGATAGCGCAGGTCCTAAAGCTACAGGTGGACATACTATAATACCTGCTGGTTATCCTGCTAATATAATAGACAAAAACATTCAAGAGGCATTAAAACAAAGCGTCGGTGTTATAAGAGGGATAACTCAACGTAACGACTTATTAAACTGTAACGTCGCTAATGATATTGGTATAGATTATAGACTTGTTGAATTGGGCTTCATTACTTCATATAAAGATATGAAGTATATTAATAAAAATATAAAACCTTTCACAAAGTCAATAGCAAGCGCTATTAATGGCAAGCCAATCGGAGGAACAAGTGCCGGTAAAGTTAAAAGTGTAAAAAAAACATGGGATTGGAAAGGTAGATTTTATCCGAACACAACAATTAAAGTCAGAAAAAAACCAAACGGTGAAATTGTAGAAAAAGGTTCTTGGTTGTACGGAAAAGACGATTGGGTAGATATTGTTCAATTATACAAAGACACTAAGAAAAAATTATGGTGGGGTAAATTTAAATACCCGACTAATCCTAGTTCTGGTTATTTTTATTGCGCTTTGGGTGAAATTACTGACAAACAAGAACGGATAAAAAAAGAGAAGAAATTATATGGAAAGATAAAGTGGAAATAACTATATCAAGCGGGGAAACCCGCTTTTTTTACATAAAAAATGGTATAATAAGGTGTATTAATTAACGAGGTGGAATTATGCCAATAAAAGAAACGGTTTATGAAAATGATTATCTCAGAAGATTTGTTAAAGATAAAGAACACGCTAAAAAACTAGGTAGTTCTAGCACCCAAAAAATATTGTGGGTATGCCCTAATTGTAAAACACAACTAGTAAAAAGCCCTGGAGAAATCAAAAGAAGAGGTTTTAAATGTAAAGTGTGTGCTGATAACAGATCTTATTCAGAAAGGTTAATGGAACAATTATTAAAGGATAACAACATCTTTTATATTTCACAAATGAGATTTGACAATTGCGTTTATAAAGATGTGTTGCCTTTTGATTTTTATTTACCAAAAGAAAATATATGTATAGAAATGCATGGCGAACAGCATTATGATGTTAGAAAAAACTCTAAGTGGTATAACGATAGAATGTTGTTTTCAGACAAAATTAAAGAAGAATATTGCTTAAAGAATGAAATGGACTATGTAGCTATAAACTGCAGTAAATCTGATATAGATTATATTTTAAAAGAAATAAAAAACTCAAAATTAAGTGATATATTAAATGTTTACGACAAAAACAGTTTAAAAAACGCCGTAATGACGCGTATATTAAATGTTGATGTTAAGTACTTAATTGATCAACACAAAAAAGGAATATCTTTTTTGGAAATTAGCAGGGAAACAGGATTATATAGAAAGAAAATAGTGTCTATTCTTAAAAAATTAGGTGAATATAATCCGAGGGGTGGAGCTAAAAACAATACTAGAAAAGTTGTTAGATTAAACGATAATAAAATTTTCGGAAGTATTAAAGAAGCTATAGATGAAGTTGATTTAAAACAAGAAAATAACATTGTCATGGTTTGCAGAGGGAAAAGGAAATATGCAGGGCGTAATCCTAAAACAGGCGAAAAATATCGGTGGGCATATTATAGTGATTACATCGAAAAATCTTAGTGTGATATAATTAAATTACCACGTCATTATACAAGGGTAGTCGCTATGGCTACCCTATTTTTTATTGTATAATAATCTTTGTCCCTAATTTCAAACTAATACTATATTCTAAACCACGTTCTTATGAGCGTGGTTTTTTGTGTACACGTGTCAAATACGTGTCAAAATAGTTATAATCTTTTAGTTCTATTTAGAAAATAAATCTTTGAAAACACTGTACTTATGGCTATTTAGTTTTATTTAGACATTTATTTTTATCCCTCACTCTCCGTAAAAGCGCTTTAAAATGGTTTAAAACTATTTTAAGCGCTTTTTTTGTTTGCTTATAAATACCGTTATATCAATGTATAAACTGATTTTTATAAAATACTACTTTTGAATTGTTTAGATTCATTTTGAAATAAAAAGACACATTGTGACTAAAAATATTTTTTATTATTTAATTTTGGTCATAAGTAATTTGAATTTAGTCACAAGATTTTAGTCACTAAATAAATCGTTTAAATTTTTTTCTATAAGACTATTTTCACTATCTTCGAATTCTTTAATTAAATGTGAATATATTTTAAGTGTTGTATGTATATCAGCGTGTCCTAGACGCTTTGAAATATATTGTATAGAAATACCTTTAGCTAATAAATAACTACAATGAGTGTGTCGTAATGACTTTAGAGTATATTTATCGTATTTATATTTCAAACAAAATCTGACAAGTACGTCATTTATAGCAGAATAAGAGATAAAATTGATGAAATTATGAAAAATATATCCATTTTGATTAATAGGGTGTTTATTAATCACTGATTGAATGTACTCTAAATCTTTTATGCGAACTTTTACGTTTCTTTTTGAATATTTATTTTTAGTATCATTTAAATGAATACAAGACTTTTTGAAATTCAAATCTTCATATCTTAAATGTTGAACTGGTTTAAATCTAGAACCAGTGATAATGAGTATGTATATACACAAGTGTGAAAGTGCATCATTCTTTTTAACATAATGAATTAAATTTTTCATTTGAGTAATACTCATAAATTTATCATCAATTGATTGTGATGATTTCAAACCAAATGGTTTGGCATTTTTTGCTGGGTTCTTCTTTATATAACCTTGTTCTACAGCTGATTCAAACGCTTGTTTCAAACAATTATTCATTTTACTCACTGTGTTACTTGTTCTAGTCTAAGTTGTCCTTTATTCAAAAATGACCGCGACCATAATCTTTTAAAAATTTTTGATACGAAAGAGAGTCGATATCTGAAATTAATTTATTACCGAAACAATCTTTAAAGGCTTTAATAGCTGTGATATAACGTTTATATGAAGTGTCGTTAATGATATCTAGTTTAGTAATCTCTAACCATCTATAGTAAAAATCTACAAACGTTAAGTTATTGTCAGTATCATAGCCCTCCAATAAATCATTTAGCTTAATATTCATAGCTATTTGAGCATCTCTTTTAGTTAAATAACCAGACTTTCTATATCTTTTCCCTTTAAAGTAAAAATCGTATTGAAAAGTATTTCCTCG